CCGTTAAGATGAATCAGCTCGATGATGTTCTTGTTGTCTCTGCTGCTTTCTAAGAAGTCATAGACCGTATCCGATCCGAGTTTTCTTACATACTCGAACGATCCAGATACGCCTTCATACTCGTGGATATTGACAGTCTGATCCGAGCCGTGAAAGTTCACTTCGCTGGTGGCTGCACCGCGAGTCAACTGTACGTTACGTGCTCGCTTGATCTCGACCCAAGTCGGAGATGCGTTGGTTGCACTGTTGTAGTAGAGGTAAGTTTCCTTACCGGCGTATGCTCCGCGTTCTAGATCGGTCGCCATTGTTCAGCTCCTAGTCGTCTATGCTGTCTTGATAAGTCAAACGAATAAGCGACAGCCAAAGACCATCGCTGTAAAGTTTTTGCGGGTCGAAATAAATTGAGTTCTCGATTCCCACGAATCGGTGGCCGGCCAAGCCTGCTGTGCGTACTGACAACGGCCCCGATGGCGACCACAGGGCAATGATTTCTTCCATCAAGTCGTCAAACACGTCGCAGGCTGCGACCTCCTGAGATCGGTGCGCACTTGTCACCGCTCCACTGAGAGCCGGAGTGACGCCAACCACTCCGATCTCGATGATCACTTGCCGGTTGTCCGGCCCTTGATCAACTTCTATCTCACGTTCTGCGACTCTCACGGCGATCTTCGGCCCGTCAGTTAGTTCCTCGCGTGTGTAATGCGGAACGATAAACGCCTCGACGGTTTGCCCCGTCAGTCGAGTATCGAGTTCCGTTATCACTGCATCACGCAGGTCACTAGCTCGCGACACGTTTCACACTGTGGATTCGCAGGAATGTCTTTCGTCCGTCCGAGTATTGCCAGGCTGTCCCTTCGGTTCCTGGCAACACGTCGTAAACGCTGCCATCGCTTCTCTGGATCTGATCGCCTCTCTGCGGCAGCACCACGCCTGAGTCAATCACGAGCGAGCTTGGCTTTACAAGCCAGTCCACCGTCTTAGACAGTGGACGGATCTCGCCAGTTGTCGATACCTCATCAAACTGCGACTGACCAACGACCGCTGTTAGCGAGACAGTAAAGTCGCCTCGCTTGTATGTAATCGTTTCGCCAGCAGCGGCTTGCAGCGTTGTGCGGTGAGCCGCGAGTGCGTCATCCAAAAGAGCCATTAAGCAACCACTGCCTCGGTTTGCACGATCTGATCGCTAACGATGATCGGGATGCCTTCTACCTCAGTTGGTCGAGGTGCAGGTGCTCCGGTTGCGTTGGTCGAAGTTCTGCTAGCTCGAAGCAATTTGAGAGCAGTTCTGTTCATGCAAATGTGCGTCGGTTGCAAAGATGCTGGGAACAGTGAAAGAGCCTCGTAGATCTTGTCGTCATCCAAAGCGGTTTCTACGTTTGCAATACGAGCAGCGGAATACTTGCTTCCGAGTTGCAAAGCCATGTAAGCAACGATCGGAACCACCCAAGCGTCATAACGTCCGCTGGCACCTTCGATCATCGACTGGTATGCACCGCCGATGCTGATGTCACCACCGTTTCCGAATACCGAGCAGACGCCAGTTGCGTCCGGTGTAGCGCGAATCAAATATACGCTGGACTGTACGCCAGCACTCGATCCGCCAGCGGAGATGACCATATCGTCAGCCAAGCCGTTAAGATCTGCACTGTTGTAGAAACCATTGAAGCCGGCTGAGTCGCCGTTTGCACTGGTTCCGTAGAAGATCTGACGTTCTGCTTTTGCGAATGCACTTTGCAGATGGCTGCGTCCTTCCATCGCTGCTAGTTCTGGATTGTAGATCGCTGCGTCCATGTCGAACGAAGCATCCAAGATCTGCAATGTCTCAGTGACGGTCGTGCGGACGGTGTAATCGTGATCGCGTCCATCGTTGAGCGAACGGAAGCCAACAGTAGGCTCGGTGGTAAGCTTGTTGTACTTGTGCAAGGTTCCGTTACTGGCTTCGACTGCCGGCATTGCTGCAAGCACTGGAGCGTCACGAAGCAAATCGCTGATCTCTACGTCTGCGACGTTCTGATCGTTGATTTTGACTAATTCACTGATTGGAAGTGGAGTTGATGCCATTGTTTATGTTCCTCTGTTTTTGTGGTTCTTTTTTTTCGATGGTTTCTAGTTGTTATTGAAGAACTCGGAGAGTCGCTTCTTGTTGTCGTTCGCTTGAATTTCGCCAACGTCAATAGGATCTTCACCAACGCTAGCAGCTGCTGCGAGCTGTTCTTTTGCCTCGCTTAGTTCGGCTTTGAGTTGCTCGATCTGCTCGGCAAAAAGATCGCACTGGCGACCGAGTGCCTCTTGCAATTCGATTCCTTCGCTAAACCACTTTTGGCCGTTTTCCGATCCGAAGCGATCGACATAAGCCGACAACTCGGACAGGAAGTCCTCACGGGTGAAAGATGCAGGTGCGGAGTCGGAAACACCTGCCTCCACAATTTCGGTAGCTTCCGACATCTCGGAGATCTCCTCATTACGAGAAACAATGGAAAGCTGATGGCGTTCGAGCCACCTGCCAAGAAACTGACTTGCTCGATCCGCATCCACGCCGAATGCGAGAGACTTTGGTTTGTCAACGCTGATGCCAGCGGCATAGCTCAGAAGCTCGTCAACGTCCCTTGCGAGCGTCTGACGATCGAATAGTCCATCTGGGTTTGCTGCTGGCTCGTCAACGATGTCGGCGGCCCTGAGCTTTTCCAATCGGACGTGCGGAAAGTTCTTTGTGTTATTTGCGTCAGGCGATGCGAACTTGCTCGATGAGTGCTCCGCCATGAATTCCTGCTCAGCTTCCTGGTCGTGCTCGAACACGATGGAAAGACCGGCAGCGGCTGGATCTTCCTCCGCGAGCTTCATCACATATTCGGCCAGATCGCCTTCTGGCGTTGCATGTGCTGACTGAGCAAAGTGCAAGTCTCCCAGAACTCGGTATCCATCTACTCGGACGTTCTTGATGCGTCCAAGATGCCGGCCCATTCCATCAGCTGACATGCTTGGATGAGTAAAGCGTGATTTCACGCCATGCTTGCCCTGATTGGCGTACTGTGCGACCTGTTCCAGCGTAACCTCGTCAATCCACATATCGTGCCCGAGAGCCTCGCCAGTCGCGATCAATGAAACGCCAGAAAGTAGACCAGCTTGATAGTCGCCGCCTGATCGAGAAATCTGAATAGGCTCCTCAACGGTTGCACGAGCACCGCGAAACAAGGTTTCTTTTACTGGTCGTTCAGGATGTGTCATTCGCTTGCTTCCTCTGCTGATTGCTGTGGTTGTTGCATCGCGAACTCGACCGGCACGCCTTTTTCGCTGGCGTACTGCAATGCCTTGCTGATTGCGTCAACATTGTCAAAGTAGTCGGTTCCGGTTGCTCGACAGATCCGCTGTGGAGTGTCGAGTCCTGCCTTGATTGCGGCGATATGTCCATTGATCTCTTTGCTTGGGTCCCACCAGGGCATCCCACGAGGCACCCACTCAAAGTTGATATCTGTTTGACGCATGGAAGCCGGCAGTACTAAGCGACCGCTGGCGATCCAGTTTTGCAGCTTCCACTGGGTGTAGTTCCGCCGCATCTCGATCTGGTCGTCTCGTTTGTCTTTGCAGCTCCGTTCATAATGAAGCCAAGCAGCACGAGATCCGAAGAAGTTGGTATGCGACTCGTCATAGAACGAGAATGGGATATCAAGCGACTTGAGAGCGACCTGCATCACCAACTGCGTAAAGTTCTGAAACTCGCTTGATGGCTGCTTGCTTTCGATCACCTCGGCTTTTTCGCCAGGGTTCAGGTCGATGTATCGAGTGTCCGACTTCATGAATGCTTGGAAGCCACGTGGTTCCTCGATGGAGTCCCCGTCGCTATCGATGTTGCCCTGGTCGGAATCTGGCTCGACTGGCATCACCGAGTCCGGTGAGTCTCGATAGAAAGCCATCGCAAATAGCTGACTGACTTTGGCTTTCGCAAGTGCGAAACTGAAGTTTTCGTAGACATCCCGCAGCGGGTTCAACGCCGATACAAGCGGCGACACTCCACGCACCTGATCAGCAGCGTATCGGTCAAAGAAGCCGTAATGGATCAAGTTGGTAGCGTTGACTCTTCGAGCGAACTCGGTTCGCGTGTAGCCTGATCTTTTATGGACGCCGTATGCCAGCGGTCGGCCAAAGTCATTGATTAGAACGCCGTTGATCCATTGCTCGCCCTGTGGTGGACGTGCCGGATCTTGGATCAGGTCGGCTTGAATTCCCTGTAGCCGTCCATCACGCAACTTGACCAGGACAGTATCGCCATCGAGCACTCTACGAGCTTCCGCGAGCCTGAATAGCTTTTCCCGACCAAAGCGACCAGAGACGTCTGCTTTTGCTGGCCGGCTGTCCTCAAGCATCAACTGCTCAATCTGCCGGTTGATTCCTTCGTCATCGTTGCGACCGTGGAACTCAAACTGAGCAACGTAGTCCAGATGACGTCGCACCATCCAGCCAGCGAGCGATAGGTTCCGCACCAAGTCCGATGCAGACTCTTGCAGCCCTCGATGCTTGTTGCCTTGAAAGTGATGATCTTCTCGGTAGACGGTTCGGCTGATCTTCTTGCGCCGCCCTGCTGGTTCCAGAGCGTCATATCCGAACATTGAGCCGATACGGTTTAGCAGTCCTGCCATTAGCCACCCCACAAGTTAATTCGTGCCGTGGCTGGTCGTTTGCTGCGTTGGCTTTGCAGCATTTGAAGATAGCGATCGCGTTCCGCTTTCTTAGCGTTTAGGTTGACCTTCGTGCTGGTGCCGTCGGTCGTCACGCTTTCGATCGCCTGAGAGATCTCAGTGTCGAGCGAGCGGATCTTTGTTTCGAGTTCTTCCTGCGTATACATGCAGGAAATTGTCAACTATAGTCGGCCATTTGAGAGACTTCGCTAGTACGCAACGCGGACAAAGTTTCTGCGTCAAACTCAAAACGCTGATCGACTCTAGCCTGTCCGCACTTCAGACAGATGCAACGAGACTTAGTGAGACTGACGTAGATCGTCCCCGCTGGTATGTTCGGCAGGTCGCGCCAAGTTCTACCAGGGCCGAGTTCTTTGCTGTTGCTGTATTTTGTTCGTCGCGTACTTCCGCATTGCTGGCACTTGGTCGGTATCGTGATGCCGGCAGCTTGCTGATGACTGTTTCGCTTTTTCTTTGCCATGCAATCGCCCTTAAAAGTCCACGAATGATCTGCGTTGTTTTGGTTTGCGTCTGATAATGCCAGCAGTCTGTGTTCCGCCTGGCGTTTGTATTCCGATAAATGATGCAGCGACTACACATCCCACGAAAGTATCGAACCAGTGGTTTTCGGTTGCCGGTCGTGGTTTCCACATCACAACGGTTCTACCTTTTGCAGTTGTCGGCACCGGCTCCTCGCCGATCAGGTGCGAGCAGTAGTGAGAGTGGTCGATCCGATGGTTTCCCCATAGGTTCCATTCGCCAGCACTTTGACGCTTCTGCATTAGCCTGGCCGCTGCTACCGACTTCCAGTAGTTCGCGTCGAAACGCAGCACCGGAACGCTGTTGATGCCGACTCTCGGCACGTACCATCTCGGTCGGCTTGGGTTCGGCCCAGCACGCCTCATCTTCTTTGCACTTACGTCGTATTCTGCCATCGGTCTTTCGGTTGGCCCAATACCGACACCGCGAGAGCCGGCCATGACATTGGCATATCGCGAAAGCCTGATACCCTTCGAGACTTCCTCTGGTTTGTAACCAACGTCGAACAGCATGGATGCAACTGGTAGCTGATCTCCGTCGCTGGTTGCGTATACCTTCGAGCAGATCATATCGCCGACATATTGCACACCAGAAACGATCGCTTCCTCGATGCTTTGTGCGCCAAGTTCGTCGATCATTTTCCGCTTGACGTTCGTCTGGCTGAAATGCGGGTTCGGTTGCTCTGGAAATGTACCGTAGTCGATGATCGAGCCGCTGAAGTCGCTTTTCACAGCAGCGACTGACCAGTACAAGATCGAATCATGCACGTCGCAATGAGCAACGACGGCTGCGGTTCCTTGCGGCAGCACGTACCGATCGAAACTGCTGTACCTGTCGAGGATCTCATCTTTGCTGATCGCCAGTGCGCCGGCTTGAGTTGCTCGCTTCGGCTCGTTCTGACACTCTGAGGAGAATACCTCCTCGCCATCATCGCACATGATATTTATGGCGTGCTGGATCGCTGAGACCTCGCCATCTTCGAGCGGAATAAAGTGCCAAGCTACCTCGGCACCATCGTCCATGATGTCTTGGTTGTCCAGGTAAAACTGAGTCGCTCGCTGGTGTGCTTTTCTCTGCTCCCCGATGATGTCTGGATCGTAGTCGCCTCGCATCTGCTTGTATGTTGTTAGCCAATGGGTCTCTAGTGCTTTCGGCATTGACTCCAGCATTTTAACTCGGACGCTCTGCCATTCTGGATGCAGCTTGTGATCTGCAAGCTGATCGACCATATCACCATCGGCGATCACGGTCGCATTCATGACGGCTGCCACCTGTTTACCATGACCACCGAGCCGGAGGATGTTCTTGGACAGCAGCGTCATACGTTTCAGCACTTGAGCCGGCGATACGGCTGACTCGTCGGTCTGCGGATCGTCGATGACCACTAGGTCAGGTCGCACCTGCTTGCCGTCTGGACGCTTGTAGCGGATGCCTCGACTCGCACTCAGATAGCCTTTTGACTCGATGATGGCACCTGATGCCACTGACCCATCCACGGTCGGCAGGACGATGCTGTCCGCTGTCCAGTTGATGTGCGTTAGCTTTCCATTGTGCGTCTGTGTAAGACATCGCTGCGGACGTCCTTCTAGTTTGCGGATCGCATGGCATACCTCTGGAAAGTCCTCGTAGAGTAGATCGTTCTCTTGCAGTTCTGACTTGATCGAGTTGATTGCGTCGGATGCCTCGTTGCCAGTTGCACCGAAGAACACCGCATAGCTTCGGTGTCCGTATAGTGCGGCCCAGATGATCGCGTTCTCTGACTTGGTGCTCTTGGCGAATCCGCGAGGTTCGCAGTTGAGAATCCTGCCGGTTCGCAGTATCGCACCTTGTATCCGTTCGAGCACATTTGTCTGTGCCTTCCCGAATGGCCCAAGTCCGGTACTGTGAGGAAAGTAAGTCTGTTCAAATAGATGCAGATCGTACTTGCAAGCGAGCCGGCGAGTCAGGTTCTTGATCGGCGGTATCTCACCAATGTCTGACGCCTTGGCAAATTGCTGCCGGCTTCGTTCTGCCTGATACTTCCGACGACGATCTACATCGTCTATCTGTGCATCGGTTACGTTCGGTGACTGCCTGGCCCTAAGCAGTTCACGCAGGATCTTCGCTTGCTGTTCTTTCGTCGCTGATCGCTTTGACGTCGATTCCAAAACTGCCGGCGAGCCTGATGAGTTCTGTGGTGAAATCATCCTGTGCTTCCGCTTCGTCTGCTTGGTTCTGTCTCTCTGCTGCAAGCAGTGCTCTCGAAGCGTCCGTAACCTCCTTCGTTGATGAGAGTGGGTTTTCGATGATGCTGACAAGTCGCTGCACCATCGCGTCTCTGTCTTTTTGTTTGATCGGCCATCGAGCTTCCCTCTCGTTTAGTTTGATCTCGTTTAATTCCACGCGAGAAACTCATTCGATGCGATAGGAAAAATTCTTGGCAAGATAGGGAAAGGAAGTAGCGGAAATCGAC